ATATGCCTTAGTTCGTCCACGTCGCTCCTTAGTCTCGCTGATGACGATCCAGCGAGCTGGCGTCATGGCACGAGTGTGCCATTCCGCACCGACCTTCCCATAGCGTATTTTGCATATGTCGCACCAAATTTTGGTGTCGTGGTTCGCTCTAATAGGCATCAAACTCGGTTGGGTCGGTTGTTGCAAGCTCTCCAGCAAGTGCGAGATAGGCGACACCATCCACGTATCCGTCACGTCCTCGATGACCTGGCGTTTCAGCAAGTCGAGAGACTTTGAGTAGTGCCATACATACCGCGACCTGGTCAGGCGTAATCGGAAAATCCAAATAAGCCGACCAAAGCTTCGAGATACGAACATGGTTGATGTAAGGGTGACCGTAGATCGACCCTCGATCAGCTCGGATCGCATTAGCTTCTTTCAGAATGTCGTGCGCTGCGATTGTTTTCGGCGAGTCGTTTTCCATCCCTAAATCCTTTCCAATAGAAGTTCTCAGTAAGTGCGGTGTAAAGCAAGCCCAGGATAGGAATTGCGATTAGTGCAATGATGTAATAAATGGCTAATGGGTCGAAGCTGATAGCGGTCATGCCGCCACCAACTCGAAGTAACGTGCGCGTGCTGCGTTCAAAGTAGGCGCATAATCTACTGCAAAATACCAACCATTAGCGCGACGGCTTGAAATAACCCATGCGCTCGTGCCGCCGCGATAGCTGAAATACTGAATGCGAAATCGCTCATCCATTGAAATAAACTCGCTGCGGTTGATCTGAACTAGGCTTGATCCGGTCATGATTTCCTTTCTGTGTCGGGCTTTCCGACATGAGGAAATCTACGCCTATCCAGCCAGACTGCAACCGGCTATCGGCGTGTCGTTGATAACGATTTCATAACGAAATCGGTCGCCGCATCGAAGTCGTCAATATGGTCGTCGATGGTTCGGGTAATCGGCACAATCCAATCAACCATAAACCCGACCCTCGACTATGAATGAACCGTCCTTCTCCATCGGCACGAATACCGGCGTGACCTTGCCCCTGGACTCGTAAATCAGCCCAAAACCCTGCTGCCAATTGCCGGCTCCACCTTTGAGGTATTTGGCGTCCTTGAAGTTCATCAGATTTCCCACTTCAAGCCCCCACAGAATACCCCCTAAAACGCCTCCAGAAGCCATCGTGAGCCCCGAAAGTCCTGCCCTATGGGTATGACCGCAGACCACCGATTTTCCATGCCTTAGAGCCAATCCTAAGGCTGTTTGACCACCCTTCTGGGATACCTGCCCCTCATCCCCATGAAGCACGATCCAACCCTTAGCGATGGGCATAGGGTCGCGGTGGAACTTGATGCCTAGCTCCGGAAGCCCTAGCCAATTCTCGAACTGCAATTCGGGCAAAGCTGCTAAGGCTGGAAGCCTGGTTTTGATGGAGTTATACAAGCGGTCAGTATGGTTCGATCTGACCATGTCGGTCACGGCAAGATCAAAGAGCACTTCCTGAGTAATGCGACGGTCTCGATCGAGAGTGCCAGCGAATTCCCCTGCCAAGCCACGTTCCCATCGGGAGAGCTGAGGGAGGTCAATTTCATCGCCGACAGTTGCGACTCGGTCGGGTTTCCATCGCTTGATGAAGGCTGCGACGTTTCGGACGGCTTTTGAATCATGATAAGGAACCTGCAAATCGCTAATAACGACTGTGCGCCTAATAATCTTCTTCTTCCTCGTCGTCATCGTCCTCAATCGGACGCTCGGGAGCGGCGATTACCCAATCAGGTAACGATTGCTCCAAAACGTAGGAAGTGATCAGCGCATCTTCCCAACCGGCTCGTTTCATCGACTCGGTGGCTTCATGAATGCGGATCGCCCAAAGATCGAGGGCGGTGGTTGGTTTGGTTCGCTTAGCGGCTCGTTCTTTTGCGCGCAGGCTTGCGAGCTTTTGCGCCTTTGTCTTTCTTTGAGCCATGCGAACCCCTTTCGGTCATTATGGTCGCATATATGTCTGACTGACGTTCGGTCAACACGCCGATCTCAGTTTCTAAGCGATCCATCCGTTGAAATAGTTGACTGCCAATCTCCAGGACGAACTGTCGAACCGTCCATCTCAATGCAGCTACGAACGCACTCAGGATCGCAATCAGACCAGCGATGAGTGCGACCCATTCCTGGGAGCTCACTTTTTATATGGCTTCGCGTATCCAAAGACACCGGACACGACCGCCCAGAGGATGGCTCGGTAGTCGAGCTCGAAGTTGGTCGCTGCCCAGGCTGCGAGGAACGCACCTGCGGCGAGGAATATCGGATGCTTCATATAGTCGGTCACGGTTATCCAATCAAAGGAATATCAAAGAATGATCCGTCTCGATCACCCTTCGCGCTGAATGAGACATGGATATGGGAGTCGTGCCGGTTCACACCTTTATAGACGCGCCATTTCCATAACCCGATCCCCGAGGCAATTTTACCGGCATGTATGACGTATTTGATGCGCTTATCCTTGCGAGCATGACGCCGGATTTGGTCTGCGAGATAGAGCGACGTATTCGTGTCGTCTAGGTTCGCATCGATGTCTATAGCTCGAACGACTCCGTTTTTTCTAGGAGCGTGATCAGACTTCGAATCATGGCGAGCGTCAGCAATCCAACCGTCAGAACGCCGGTCACGACCAGGAAAAGAATCGTCGATCTGTTCACGCATTTGCCTTCCTGCATGGCATAGCCAGGGTTTAGCCGAGGATGAGTTTTGCTTCATCTTCCGTCAGACCCAATTTTTCAAGGATTGCTTGTTTTGCTGCTTCACGCTCTTGGGCGATTACTTGTTGAGCCAAAACCAACGCAGAATCAATTTCTTGCTGTTGCAATTCATCATCATTCAATTCACGCTCAATAATTTCGCCGGTTGAGCAATCGATAATTTGCTTCATTATGAAACTCCGTAAAGTCGAATTGAGGTGTTGTTTTGATTGGTAAGCGTTGCGGAACCAGCCAATCTGACGATGTCGATTGACGTGATTGCGCTCGTTGAGTTATAAAAGGTGGTTGTATTGATTGCAACGTAACGAGCGGCGGTGTTGTCGTAATATGCCGTTAGCCATCGGACGTTCTTGGATTTGGTCGTGGATGCATAGTTATCGATAAGAATGCTACCCATTGGATCCTGAGCCTTGCCGTTGAACGTGCAATTTTCACCAATTGCATAAATCACATTTCCTGCGGATGATAAACCGCCCAAATGCGTCTGATCCGTTCCGTTCACATTTGACGTCGTTCCCAAACCCTGAAATCCGTTGACGTGATAATTGGTTCCGGAATCATTGTTCAATCTGATGCCAAATTGACTTCCTGTCGTGGAATGTCTCAAACCGGTAAAAACTAATAGCAATTGCTTATAGCTGCCGGAAATTGACGAAAATGAAATGCTTGAATTTGCGCTGGCGACGGTTTCTTGTATCAGCGTCATGCCACCACTTGACGGTGTTGCCCATTTGAGTCCGGTTGCGGTTGTTGAATCTGCGGTGAGCACGTCACCGTTTGTTCCAACGGTCAAGGCTGCGACAGTATCTGCACCCGTTCCAGCCAATAAATCACCCTTAGCGGCGATGGCGTAATTGGTCGTATCCGCAACATATTTCAATCCGGTCGCTTCGGCAGAATCAGCCACAAGACGATGTTCATTGGTTCCGACTGTTCGCTTAGCGAAAGTGTCTGCACCTGTTCCAACGATGAGATCACCTTTCGCGTCATAGGCGGTTGCAACCGTGTTCGTCAAAGTAACGCTGCCTGATGTGCCGCCACCTGATAAACCGGTTCCAGCCACGACTTCTGTGATGTCACCCTGATCGTTATTGACCCAGACGAAGTCCATGTCGGTATTCGTATTTTTGGCAAGGATTTGACCGGTCGTGCCGCCTTTGAGATCGACGAGAGAGGTGTCGATCGCGTTGCCAAGTGTTCGCATGGCGAGCGCGCCATCTTTCACCAAATCAGTATCGTCCGGCGTCTCCCAGCCGAAGTTAGCGGTGTTTGCCATTAGGTTAGAACTCCTGTCGCGTTAGACCATGTAAGTGTACCATTCACGCCTGTCCATTGGAGCGAGGCTGGAGCCTGGTTCCAATTGATCGTGAAAGATGAGAATTCGCGTGAGGATAAGTTCAAAGTAATCGACAACCCAGAAAGGGTCGATCGCATAGTCCATCCTTCGACGAAACCAGCAAATGAACCGCCGTTGATGTTCGCTGGCAGGTTGCTGATTGAGATTGGGAGCCCCATATAAACCCCGATAAGGGTATCGCGTTCCGTGTCGGTTAGCTCGGGATTTTGGATGGCAAAAGTAATGTCCTCAAATCGCGGATATGGGTCTTTTCGAAGATTGACGAATCGCTCTGCAACCGCCTCGGCGTCTAAATCGTCATCGATGCGAGAGTTGACGGATTTGGCAAATAGACCATAGGTCGCTTGCGATGCGGTGTCCTCGTATTCGTAGGACGTGCCAAAATTGTTTTTATAATTGATAATTAAGTTATTGCATAAATCGCCCTGGCGCGTGACGGTTCTGATATTGGCGGCGATTGCGTGATTTCCGTTGAAATTCGTAAAACCAACGTTAGCGAGTTCAAGCGTGCGATGAGCTGCGTCAGCGTAAGAAATGCGCCCCTGGGCATCTTCGTAAAGATAGCCAAGCCCTGAGTTAGCAATCTCTGAAATAATGGAATAGGCATTGATGGGATCTGCGCTTCGGCTGATCATTTCGTATTGCCCCGCGTCAATCGTTCCTACACCAATGTTTTCGGCGTTTTGCCATGTTTCCGTTGCCGGATAAGTTGACCATTGTTGCGAGGGTGATACCTCGTTCCAATTGTTCAAAAGCAAATCGCTCAGAATGGTGAGAATTTGCGCGCCGTCCTCGTCCTTCGTAAGCGAACCAGACCAGACCATATTCTGAATTTTGCTCAAAGCTCCGAGGGCATAAATGTTGACGGTCGTGACGACGGCAGCCGATCCGACGTCCTGGACACCCACCGAAAAATCGGAAATCCTGCCACCAAATATTGGAATGTAATTGTTGGCACTATTTTTGACTTCGATGGTGATTGATGTGTTGATTGTCCACGGATAGGATTGGTTGGCGAGGTTGAGAATTGTAAGGTTGCAATAGCCAGCCTGCGCTTGGTTATTGATGTCGGTTCTGCCGGTGGTAATCGTGAAACCCACCAACGTAATATCCGTGACTTCCGTTCCGTTGGCAAATACCTTATATTCTGGCGTCCAAGCCGTCATGTGACCAGCAACCCACCAATAAAGCCACCGCCACCACCGGTTCCACGCGCTGCGGATTCGGTAAGCACCCGTGCGATTTGGCGAGCGGTTGACTCTGAATCGATGGCTCCGTTGACCGTGATGTTATTAGTCACCGGTGCGACTGCCGAAGCTGCCGGCGCGCTCGCGGTTGGAACGCCACGCTCGATGGCGCGAATGGATGGCGCGGAAGGTGCTACTGCACCGCCTGACGGTGCTGCGATGGTAGGAATGTTCGGAAGTAGCGGAACCGCGTTGTAAGCCTTGATGAGGGCATTTATGCCAATGATGGCGGCTTCGACGGTTGCGGTGACGACTTTCGCGACGGTCGCGATGACCTTGATGACTCCCTCAGCGATGACGCCTAAGCCTTTGAGCGCACCACCTAGCACCTTGCCGATGGTCGGTGCGATGTAAGTCTGGATCAAGTCTGCGAATGCGCTGAACGATTCTCGGTTGTCGCTGATGGCGTTTCGAACGCGATTGAAGAGGCTGACTGCGCCTTCGAATGCAGGACGCAAAACCCGAAGCACGATGTCGACCGTCTTTTGGATGTTATCGGCAAGACCGCCAGGCGCACCGAATGACTCGGTGAATCGGTTGATGACCGGCACAACGTTAGCGTTGACGAAGTTGATAAGTCTTTCGAGGATCGGAAGCAAGGCGAAACCGACTGACTCCTTAGCTTCGTCGAAGCCTACTTTGAGACGATCAAGCCGACCCTGGAAGGTATTAGCGGCTGCGGCTGCCTGACCTTCAAACGTCTGCCCTAATTTCTGGGTTATTTGGTCGAATGAGAGGGTTGCGACCTCTGCCTTAGATAAACCCACACCCAGACGCGTTAGACCGCCTAGATTGCCTTCCTGAGCCTTTGAAAGGGCTTCTGTGACCGCTTGCAGGCTACGACCTGAACCAGCCGATACGTCGAGCGCGAGGGCTTGAAGTCTTTGAGCCTGTTCGAGATTGCCGGTCGCCCTAACGAGTCGATCCAGGCTTGGTCGAAGCTGATCATCCGCGACGCCGGTAGCGAGTGCGGTTTTCTCGATGAAGTCCTCGGTCGCTGCGACCTGGGCTTCGGTTGCGCCGGTGACGTTGACGATGGTTCGGCGTAACGACTCCTGCGCCTTCTCATCCTCGATTGCGGCTTTGACTCCATCGACGGCAAGCTTGACCGCGTAGGCTCCTGCGGCGGCTGCGGCTGCGGCGAATGCTAGGGCTGCCTTCTTGCCGAACTCGGCGACCTTGTTGCCGAAGGTCTGAACTTCCTTCTCGCCCTGA